ACCACCGAAAGTTTTTAGTCTAGCACCTGCAGGTCTTACCTCTGACACATCCCATGTAGGTATCTGTCCTGCATACAACATAGCAATCAATTCACGTAATGCTTTAGACCAACCGGGTCTGCTATCGCCTACTTTTATGATAGTAGATGAGTTCTCAAAGTGTTCATTTACTACAGGAAGTTTATCCACATTCTCTCTTTCTACAGAGAAGCCTACACCTGTGCCACACATAAGTATGTACATACATTCATCAAAGCTACGAGGACTATCTACAGGTATGTAGCTACAGTTATATCCTGCCACATGGCATCTTTCTAGTGCAACACCTGCAGTCATTAAGGCTCTCATACTAGGCATTACACCTAGAGATAATATATGCTCTGATAATTTTTCTTTCAGTGCTTTAGTTATATTATAATTATGATTCTTTTTTAGATGATTTTCCATGTAATCAAAATATCTATTTACAGTTTCTCCCCAAGTTTCTCTTCTTTGTTCATCATCTTTCCATCTAGCATAGCGAGAGAGTGCTATAAAATTTTGATAGTCAGTAGGTAGGTAATTACTAATCATTTTTATTCTCCTGTATAGTTCTTAAATTCTTTATGGTGACACCACCAATATCATATAACATTTCGTTTAAAGTTGTTTCTATTTCTTCAGCTACATTTTCATCAGCAGGAACAGGGTACTCATCCTCATCCACATCTAATGTTAACATTACTTTAACTCTTATCATTTTCTACAACATCTATTAACTCGTTGAGATACCATTGTGCTTTCTTTAAATCTTCAGCACCATTCTTATACCTGTATCTCCAAAGGTATTTCATAATATTACCTTGTAAGTAAAATTCAAAACCTTTATCTGTCATGGCTTTTATAGCCTGTATGGTTTCTATCCCTGCCTTGTTATAGTGTGGTGGATGATTAACCATGTCTTCTTCTTGTTTTGCTCTCATCTTCATGTACTCCAAATGTCTCATCAATGTTTTGTCTCAGGTCTAAAATTAATTCTAATAATATTATCTTCAATCTTTTCGATTTTAGAATCTTTAGTTATATCATGTGTGTAATCTTTGTCAAGTTTATTTACAACATAATCATTAACAGTATCCCTAAGTTTAATATCTTTTTCCATTAAGGGTATCACTGATGAAATCATTTTACATATATGCATTACTTGGTAGTAATCATCATCAGACAATGCATTGTGAGGTTGTGTTATAATTACAACATCTATTTCTCCTGTCCAATTTTTATCTTTATCAATAAGGGGTCTAACTCTTATAGTAAAATCTTCAGGTCGTGTTTTAAATTCATCCATTTACTTTCTCCTTTTTATTTTTGTACCACCAAACTTTATAAATTTAGGGTGTTTGTTTTTACCTTTTTCTTTTAACCAATCTTCAGGTATTATCCTATCATAATATCTAAATCCGTATTTGTCACACCATTGACCATAAGATGATTTAGCTCCCTTTCTTAACTTAGCCTTACTGTTAGTAAATATAAATCTAATATCTAAACGAGGATGCTGTCTTTTTATAGCTAAGTGTTTTCGTCTATCTACTGCTAAAAATCTTCCTTTTGTTTCTATAATTATTCCATTGTTTAAAATAAAGTCAGGGGTATAGGTGCGATATGATAAATCTTCCCATTCGATTTTAGTATATTCGTACAAGTATTTATGCTTTAGTTCATCAAGATATATAGATAGCTTGTGTTCTAAACCACTCCTATACCCATGCTTTATAGCATCTCTGCGTGCTTGGTGTGGAGACACTACGTTAGGTCTCTCCAATACCAATTAAAATGACTAGCAGTTGAAGTATATCCAAGAGCTTTCATCTCTTCTTTTACTGCCTCGTCAGCTAACTTTTTAGCTTCCATAGCATCTCGTAAACCTTTAGTTCTCATTTCACGATATGCTTTTTTAGCTTCAGCTAACTCTTTTTCCATAGTCTCGATAGACTTTTTAAGGTCTTCGATTTTCTCTGTCTCTGTACTCATGTCACTTCTCCTTTCATTTCAACATAAGCAACAGTCTTAGGCGACTTTGCTTGAGACATAACTGCAGGTAGTTCTTTCAAACCTTTCCAACAGTCAAACCTATAAGAACAAAATGTACAATGTTTGCTAAGTACTTTATTACCTGTTTCTTTACCTCTAAAGGTCTCCATCTCAGGTTCAAAACATCTTTCAAACTTATTGTCATTTAGTTTTTTTATAGTAGTATTGATATAGTTAATCTCTTCATCAATGTCAATACCTGTGGCAGGGACATATTTAAAGTCTCCATTTGCTTTGTTAACTACCCACCAACCACCTGCTTTTTTGCCTGATGCTTTGGCATAACCTGCTAGTTGTGCAACGTAGCCAAAGCCATCCATTTCTTTTAATGTAGCAAAACAATCAAACTTATTATTATAAGACCATTGTGAAGAGGATTTAATATCATCAACACTGTCATTAATAACAATATCATATGTGCCTTCAATCTCAGCATCAGGTAATCGTAGAGTAACTTTTTCAGCATCTTCATACTTTACTCCTGCTTCTTTTAATAATCCCTTGAAGACAGCTTCAACGATGTCTCCAAGCATCATATTCATAACAAATGTTGTAGAGCGAGGTAAGGCTACTTCAGGTTTATTTTTGTCGTACCACAGTTGGCAAGATGGTCTACCTATATTTGACATTCTTAATCTAAATTTGTCTCTAGGTTGACCACTGCCAAACTGTCGCTTAACAGCATCCATTACATCCTTACCTACTTGGGAGATGGTATCATCTGAAAAAGTAGACTTTCCATTTGAGGCATCTTCCATAAATTGATGTAGTGCTAGTTCTGCAGGATGTTGCATTAGGCTACGTCTTCCTCTATCTCAATATCAACAAAGTCATCAGCAGTGTCCATATCCTCTTCTGATATGTTACTATTAGCCTTCTCCTGCCATGCATTAGCAATATAGGTATTATAATTATCTACCCATAACATGAAGTCTGCAAACATCTTTTGGTCAGCATCTGATATTGATACAACATTAGTTAAATCCAAAGATACTACAGGCAAGTAAAATACATTACCACTAGGTAACTTTCTTTCTTGAGTATTAGCAGTAATAGTATGCTGTATAGGTAATCTCTTATGCTTGGCTAAGTCAGTAAAGGGTTTACCTACATCTTTAAAAGCATCACGATTATCTATTTCCCAGATGAACGGAGACACAGGAACTTCTGCGTCATCTCCCTTTTCGTTTACAGGGGATACCATCTCTACAGTTCCTAGTATTACACGAACTCTTTTTATCTGCTTTATAAGTTCTTGTGTCTTCTCAGGAAGAGATTTAAAGTCCTCTATATATCCTGCAGGTTTACCACAGTTGAGACCACCCTTATTATCCTTCAAATCTATATTTAGATTATCAGCCATAATAGTTTTAACATACTCATTGGGTTGGTCGTTAAAACCTTTGATAAATCTTTTGTACATAAACCTCTGTAAGAAAGGTCTAATCTTTATAGATTTAGAGTAGTAGGTTGCTGTATCAGGTATCTCTAATTTATATGTACCACCTTCAACAACTTCCAAGTTAACAGTCTTACCATTAACTTCTCCCTCACCCATGATAGCTGAATGATTTATTTTTAATCTAGGTAGTGTACTACTCTTTTGCTTGTTAGTACTTCCCTCATTTGCAATACCCATTGCTTTTGCCATTGCGACATAATTATTGGTATCAATAGTAGTTAGTTCTGTCATATTAACATTCTCCTTCTTTTTAAAGTTCATAAGTTATATCAGCTAACATCTTTAGTGTCAAGCCAATTATCACCTATTTTTGATTCTAATAGTAGTGGCACATTAAACTCTATATTCCATTTACTATTCACTAAACTAGGTAGATTCTTATTTGTAGTATTGATTGCCTCTAACACTGCTCTTTCTTCGTCAGGGTGCACATCAATTACAATACTGTCGTGTACTGTATTTACCACACAACTCTTCATGCTGTCAAGCAATTTATCTATATAAAGTAAAGCCAAAGGCACTATGTCTGCTGTAGCGAAGGATTGCACAGGATAGTTCTTTATCTGTGTAAAGTTAGAAACTCTACCATGTTTATTCTTGTAGACATTTGGAAAAGCAAACTCCCTGCCTGATGGTGTTCTTATAACCTTACTACTCATAGCTTCTTTAGCCAATCGGGTGTGCCATAGTGCGACCCCTTCGTACTTTTTCGTGAATTGTTCATAATATTTTGCTTCAGCAGACGTTCTCCCAAATCCTGTCGCTCCATAGAGGGGTGCAAAGGTATGAGCTTTGGCTTCTTGCCTAGTAGTCTTCTGACCTGATTCCGTAATGACACTAGCAGTGTATGCATGTACATCAAATCCATCTTCAATCTCCTTTATAGCTGTTTTGTCTTGTGATAGGTAGGCGGCAGTTCTAAACTCTAACTGTGCAAAGTCAGCCTCAAGTATCTTACCACCCTTCCAACGTGATACAAATACTCTCTTAACAGGGAACGTACCACCTCTAGGCATATTCTGCATGTTTGGGTCTGCTCCACTAAATCTTCCTGTAGCAGTCCTATGTTGTAAAAGTCTCACGTGTAACTTTCTATCTTTCTTTGTATGTATCTTTATACCTTCAACAAAAGAAGATAGGTATGTTTCTACTGCACTTAGTCTTCTAACCTTAGATAAAAAGTCTACAGCATCAGTCATGTTCTTGGCACGGGCTGCCCTCTCTAATGTTTCCAAGTTTAACTTAGATGTAGAGAAACCATTAGCACTTGCCCACTTAGGACTAGGTGGTCTAAACCTTAGACCTGCACCCCTGTCTGTCTTTTGGAATATGTAACCCTCTCCGTCACATGGCTTACACTTACTAGGTTTAGCATATGGACTGCCATCTACTTTCATCCTATATATCTCACCCTTACCATCACAGTCATGACATTGTACAGCACGAGTTTTGTACATAACCTCAGTGCCTTGTATTATCAAGTTTCTGAAATCAACATCACTCATGTATGGGTCTATTGAGTTTGCCCATTCTGTTTTATCTTTGACTTTTCTACCATAGATTACCCAAGATAATTGTTCAGGACTATTTAAATTAATAGGTGTATCTCCCATAAGATTAGCCACATGTCTAAACAAGTCTGTGTTTAGTTGCTTTCTCTCATCTTCAAACTCTTTCTTAACTGCATCTAAGGCTTCCATGTCCACTGAAAAGCCACGTGAATATATCTTTGCTAAACACAAAGCTACATCATTAGTTAGCAGTATTGTATTTGTCAAAGACGAATCAGGAGAGCCATTGATTCTGATATAAATCTTATCAGATAATTCTTTTGTAGCATGTAAGTCTGCACTTAGATACTTAGACAATTCGCTGTGTGGTATGTCTCTAGTTGTATACCCCTTACTAAAATAGTTTTTAAGAGTATCTTCTTTCTGTGTATCTAACTCATATCTTTCTGCACATGCCTCAAGAGATAAGGGTTGTTTCTGTCCACGTTGTAAGACGTATTCGCCTAACATGGTATCAAAGACTGAACCATCATACTTAAAACCTGACTCCCACAACCATACTAAGTCGTAGGCTATATTATGTCCTATGAGTAAAGTTGCATCATCTAATGCTTTCTGAACTATAGTATGACCATCGGGTGTTGCATCTATCTCACTATGGTCAAAGGTTACTAAGGTTTCCTCTCCACTCGCATTTAGCAAACCCACCATCACTAATGAATTACTTTCTTCAAAAGGGTCTAAGTGTAACTTACCATCTCTTTGTATTACAGTATTTTCTACATCAATTATTAATCTCATGGTACATACCTCGCTGTCTTGTATTCAAGATTACATTCTACACGACCATGCCATCCTGTCAACTTGTTTTTAACTATGTTTATATGTCTTTGTGTATCTTCTTCTTGACCCTCAGTAGTTGTAGTAGGGTTCTTGGCTATCAAAAGCATGAGGTCAGCCTCGGCTGCCTTACCTGTTCGACTGCCTTCCATCATAGATTGATTCAGTTCTATCCTACCTTCTGCATCTGCACTAAGCTGTGACATGTAAAACATGGCACACTCGTGCTGTTTAGCAATCTGTCTAGCATAGATAGCATTAGCCTTGAGTGCCTCATCAACTCTAGCAAAGCCACTCGTAACAGCAAACTTATCTCCCATGTCTAGCAATACTACATCAGGTTTGTAAGACTTACATACACTCTCAACCCAAGACATATCCCGACCCGTTGCATCTTTAATCTTAATACGTTCTTTGACAGGTGCATACAAGTCTCTAGCTCTGCTAGGATTCTTTCTAATCTCTTGCATCGTCATGCCTGTGGCTGCCGTCAGATATCTAGCACCAACTCTGTGTGCAGATTCTTCGTTACATAAGATAATACAGTTAGCACCCTGATGTGCAAAGCCACTAGGACTAGCAATCAAACTAGCATGAAAAGATGTCTTACCTGTGTTTGGTCTAGCACCTATCTCAATCAAGTGTCCTGCATTTATGCCCTCAATAACTCTAGTTAAAGTGGGTATGTTAAAACTCCAACGTGCCTCTAGGTCATTCTTCTCAAGTAATGTATCCATGTCTATGTCATCCCATTCTATATTTAAGTTAGGTGTAAAATCATCTCCATATTTCTCTAACAAACTTCTTAGAGGTTCTAAACTACTCTTATCTCCATTTACATAATCAAACCCTAGATTGGCAATGTCTTCTCCAATCACTTGTTGAAATAACTTAGACAACACCTCTTGTGCTACATCCACACCCATAGCCTGTTCTTTCTTAATCCTGTTAAACAGACCTGTATAAATAGACTTCTGTGCTGTAGTGAATGTTGGATTAGATGTCATGAACAAAGCCTCTATCTCATCAGGTGTAACAGACCTGTTGTATCTTTCTATAGCTTTGTCTATGGATTGTTTAATCTTTCTTACATCTTTACTAAACAATCTGTCAGGACATTTAGCACCTCTATGCTCATCATAGAACTCCTTGTCCATCAAACTTCGTATTAACGATAATTCCATGTGTTTACTCCTTTGGGGTTAGGTTTCTTAAATTCATCATGTCGACAGAGTTACGATATTTCAAATCATCTTGTAACTTGAGAACTTTTATACTGTCTACGTGTCCTCGTAGTTCTTTAGCAAAAGATAGTGTTTTCGGTAGGGCATCGGGGTCTAGTGCTATTATAGCTGTTGAGAATTGTGCAAGATAATTTTTATGCGATTCAGATAGTGACGTACCCAACACAGCTACCCCAACTAATACATCATTACCTACGATTGTCGCACTCACACAATCCTCAACAACAACTGCGACCTTACCACAACCAAAGGCATAAGGCAAGGCACTTTTTCCATATCTTTTCCACTTAGGCAATTTATTTTTTAAACTTCGCCCTGTGGCATCTACAATTATATCATTGTGCTTGACTACAAACACAACTCTATCTTCTTTGACATCATACATCAAATGTTTTTTATCTATTCCGTAAAAGTCTTCTCCTGTGTAGGGAATGATGTACTCAGGTAATGTAAAACTTTCATCAGCAAATTCTTTGAATCCACTAAAAGTATTTCTGATATCATCTGCTGATAAGAATACTCTAGTGCCACCTTTTACATTACAAGATGCCTTGTAACAGTTCCATACAAGACTACCCATATTGTTTGTAACTGTAAAGGTATTAAAACCACCACAATTAGGACAGTTAGTTCTTTTGGTAACACCATTACTGATGTTCATATCAGTTACAATGTTATATACGTTAGTCATATACTATACACTTTCCTTGTCGGCAGTTGAAATGCTTGTACCATGCTTTTTTCGTTCTGTCAATGCAAAATTTGCACTAATTAATGTATTTTTCATGTATGGTTTTACACTATTGGGGTTGGAGTGCCCTGTAACTGACATAATTTGCCCTATTCCTACTCCTGCATCAACCATTTCTGTAGTTCCTGTCCTTCTGAGGTCTGATAAACGTAATTCATCAGATAAACCTGCATCCTGCATCAGTTTTCTAGCAAAAAATGGTAGTTTATGTAGTGAATAAGGCTTGTATACACCCTTTATAGCTTTTGGTCGGGGTGCTACATACTTTTGAAACCCAAAATCTTGGTGTTGTTGCTGTAACATCTCAAATAAATCATTATCAATAGGTAAATATACATCTGCTTTACGTTTAGACTGTTCAATATGTACAGTTTGCTTATCAAAATCTATTGCAGACCACTCTAGCACTCTCATATCTCCTAATCTTTGACACCAAGCATATGCCATGTGTCCAATCAACCCTAAATTACGTGTGTTAAAATCGCTGTAGGCAGTATCTAAAAACTTTTGGACATCTTCCCTAGTCCAAACTACTTTTCGCCTCTCAGAGATTCTCTTACGGACACTAGCAAAGGGATTAATAGCACACAGTTCTTCTCTGATACCATGATTAAATACAACTCGTGTTACAGACATAACATGGTTAGCCATAGATACACCTTTTTCACACCAAATGTTATATGCAGTTTTTGCATATCGTGTGGATAGCTTTGTGTAATTATGTTTAGATAATTTCTTATCTTCAATTTTTGTATCTAACATTACTCCAAGAAAATATTGATATTGTTTCTTAGTTTCCTCTCGTAAGTTCTTGAAATCAAAGGATAAATAATAATCATGTACTAAGTTTTTTAAATGCATCTTATACTCTCCTTAACCTTTATGCCCAAAATATTCTACATCACCACCAATGTGCAAAGTACTTTTAGGTTTCTTTGACTTACTAGACCTGCGAATATTACAACCTCGTGGTGCTTCATCACAATTAGGATAACTAAAACAAGATATATGTTTATCCTCATGATAAGTCATACGCTCTTCAGCATATTTATTTAAATAATTTGTAACAAAATCGTCAATACCTTTGCTATGAAAGTGTTGTTTGTATTGTCTTATACTTGTCTTTCTTTTAGACCATCTGCCTGTAGTCCAATAATATACATAAGTAACATCAACTATATTATCAATATATAATAAACCTGCTGATTTGTTTACTTCATAAGGTATTTCCTTTTTAGTAAGATAATCTGTGACAAAAGCAAGAGACTCATTTGTATCTCTTCTATATATCTTTTCGCCTTTTGAATTTGTCCTAACATATTTCCATTTATTAGTCATATTATACCTTTATGGCTATGTAAATACACAATGCTATTATCAGTAGCTTACCATAGTCAAGGTCAAACTTTGTACCCTCACCATAGTTTACGTTAAAAAAATCTACTATTCTATGCCACATTTTTCTTTCCTTTCACTTTAAATTTATAATCTCTCCACCTATCTGCATAACTATGCTCACACTCAGGTAATTCTAAGTTAAATATATCTGCTAGTAAATATTCTAAACTAGGTAACTCAGTTACTGTGTGATAGTCTAAAGGCAAACATTCATTTACGTTATTAACTATCTCTCTCAAGTTATTAACTTGTTTTAACAGTCTTTCTTTTTGTGCTTCTGTAAGTTTAATAGTTGTCATTTTATTCTCTCCTATTCTGTTGGGTCTACTGCAACGACATAATATTCATCCCAAAACATATCCATTATTTGAGTTCTGTTATATGCCATCATATAAAAACTAATACTACTTTTTTGTTTTAGGTTTCTTTTTAGTTCTACATAATATCTACTCATGTTCTCCACCTTTGTCATTATCATCATACTTAATTCTCTTGCCATTGTGATACATATATCTACTTCTGCTTGGTGTATGATAGCCTTCTTTTAAAAAGAATGTAGGCTTTCTCTTCGCAGTTTCAAACGTAGCTACAGTTAAT